GATCCGGAAAGCATAGAAACGATGGAATTCGCGAACCCGAGTCTCGGTCATATGCTCGAGTTAGAGACGATCCAAGCCGAGTCCAAAAACCCCAACCGCGCCGCGTATCTCAGAGGCTCCCTAAATTTGTGGGTATCCCATGACTCCGCATGGCTGGACTCTCAGATCCTTAACCGATCCGAAACCGCCGACGTCTTTGATATTCCGCCGGCCGTCCTATCCGTGGACTCATCATTAGACGAGTCGCGTTACGTCGGAGTATTGACGACCGATCTTGGAGATCGCGTCCTCCTAGAGACCGCGTTCATCGTGAACTCAGAGTTAGCACTATGGGAAAACGTCCGCCGGCTACTTCCACCGGGAACGCGGACGATCCTCGCCGTAACCCCGACGCTAGATCTCCACACTCCGAAAGAGTTAGAGAAACGGAAAACGGTAGTAGGTATCGGCGAACTCTCAAAATGGACCGGGCTCGTCCGCGGAATGTTTCTCGAGGGACGCGTCCTCCACCGCGGAGACGCTTTACTCGTGGAACATCTCTCCCGCGCGGTCATGTCACGCACCCAAAACGGCGTAGTACTGTCAAGCGTTAAAAGCCCCGGCCCGATTGAGTTGGCGCGCGTCTCCGTTTTCGGGATCGCGCTCGCGTCCCGGGCAAGATCAACGACCCGCCCATCTATCGCAACGTCGCGACGCTAGATCATTCTCTCTATCTCTAACTATCCGCGCTTATCGTTTCGCGTTCGTGTAATAATCCGCTCGTGGGAATTTTCTCTCGAGACAAAACGACAACGGTCCAAGCGAGTTACGGAGGCGACACGGCGTCCGTAACCGCTGGAGCCTCCGCGCTCGCGCTCTCGGTCGTCGGGGCCGGACGCGAGCGCGCGATGGCGCTCCCCACGATCTCACGCGCTCGCGACATTCTCGCCTCGCTTATCGCGTCGCTACCTATCCGCCGTTACGGGACCCAATGGAACGGAGAGTTTTTAGAGGAGATCCCGCTCGCTCCGGAACCGTGGCAACTCCGCCCGGATCCATTAACGACCCGCTCCCATAGTCTGAGTTGGCTATTTGACGACATGTATTTCTACGGTCGCGGATACCTCTACGTAAAAACGCGTTACTCCACCGGGCTCCCGGCGTCGTTCCAATGGTTACCCGCCGTCTATATGAACGTGCAAGCGGCCATGTTCGCCGGGAACGCTCCCATAGGTGACTATACGGTTACGTTTAACGGGCAAGCCTTAGCGAACAATGACGTAAAGATCTTTTACTCTCCCGTATCCGCTCTCTTAGAGGTCGGCGCTCGAGCGATCAACACGGCCGAACGTTTAGACGTCGCCGCTTGGCGTTTCGCTACTACTCCGACCGCGTTCGGCTGGTTACAACAGACCGAGGGCGAACCTCTCCCGCCGGAGTTTATGAAAGAGGCCGCCGATGGTTGGGCCGAGGCTCGCGACACTTCAGCGGTCGCCGCGATCTCCGCCGGCTTTGAGTGGCACGAGTCCACCATGGATCCGGCACGCCTCCAACTCGTGGAGGCCCGCCAACATTCCGCCCTAGACCTCGCTCGTCTCGCGAACGTTCCGCCGTACCTCGTCGGAGCTCCGACCGGTACCGGCATGACTTACACCAACGCCGTAGACGCTAAAAGCGCCGCGGTCCTATTCGGAGCCCTGCCCTACATTGAGGCCATAGAGCAACGTCTCAGCGCCGAGGACATAACTCCACGCGGACAAATAATCCGTTTAGACCGCTCCGCATGGCTAGATAACCCGCTAGACGTCCATAGTCCCGACCCGGCACCAATGGACCAACCACAAAACCAACCAACCCCGCAAGGAAGTAACAGATGAAACTCACTATTCGAGCGTCGGAAAGTTCTCTCACGGTCGCGGCCGCCGACGGAACGCCCAAGCGTGAAATTACCGGAGTCGCGGTCCCGTGGAATGTTCCCGCTAACGCCTCAACAGGCCCGGTCATGTTTCTAGAGGGATCGCTCCCAACCGACGGACCCGCACCAAAACTAATCCGCGACCATTCACCGACCAACCCGATCGGCGTCGTTACCGAACGAGTTAGCACGTCCGAGGGAATGATGTTCGCCGCCAAGATCTCCGCAACCGCCGCCGGCGACGAGGCTCTCGTCCTAGCGGCCGACGGCGTACTCGACTCCGTAAGTGTCGGAGTAGACGTCCAAAAATTCCACTACGACGGCGATACCCTCGTCGTCGAGTCCGGCGCTTGGAGGGAACTCTCACTCGTTCCGTGGGGCGCTTTTACCGAGTCCAAGATCGCAACGGTCGCGGCCTCAGAGCAAGACCAAGACCAAGAGTCCGACGAGGCAACCGCCGACGAGGACGAAACCAACAAAAAGAAAACCGAAATTTCCGAGGAGGAAACAGAAACTATGGAACCAATTACAACCGAGGCAACGTCCACCACGTCGCCGATCATCGTTAAGGCCGCCCGCCGCGTAACCGCGTCGGAATACATTTCCGGACTCGTCTCCGGGAACATGACTCCGGAAGTCCGAGCCGCTAATGGCGTCGTCTCAGATATTCCCGGCATGATCCCCGAGCCGCTCATCGGCGACGTATTCGACACGCTTACAGACGAGCGCCCGTTTATTACGGCCCGCGGAACTTTCGCTCCCCCCGCCGGAGGCGAGTCGTTTTTCCGCCGCAAGGTGAGCCAACATACCGCCGTCGCTTTACAGGCCGCGGAGTTTGACACTCTCGCCTCACAGAAATACGAAGTAGACCGTATCCAAGTCGATAAAAAGTTTTTCGGCGGATACTTGGACATTTCGGAACAAGCGCAGAGTTTCAGCGAACCGTCCATGGTTGAGCGAGTCCTCGCAGACATGGCGAACGTTTACGCGCTCACCACCGAGACCTACGCACTCCAGACGATGTACGACGCGATTTCACCATCGGCTACACCCGTAAGCGATTGGACCGACGGCGACGAAGTTATCGAGGATCTCTACGCCACCGCCGCACAAATTAAGGGAGATTTTGGCCGTATGCCGACTCACCTGATTATCAAGTCCTCCGTGTGGGCTCAGATCGGCGCCGCGAAAGACTCCGGCGGAAACCGAATTTTCCCGTACCTCGGACCATCTAACGCCGCCGGTACTCTTGCCGGCGCTACCTCATTAACCGGTAACCCGCTCGGCTTGTCGCTCATCATCTCGGATAACTTCGCCGGCGATTATGACGCCATGATGTTGTCGGCCTCGGCTATTGAGTTGTATGAGGATCGTCGCGGTGCAATTCGAGTTGAGCAACCCGCTACCCTCTCAACCCGTCTAGCGTTCCGCGGTATTTTCGCCGTGGCAGATATTGCTCTCGCCGTCGGCGCTCGCGCTATCTGATCCCCAAACCCCAACGACTAGGAGAGTGTGAGCCATGGCCTTAGAGAAACGAGTTATCGAAGCGGTAGCCGTCTCCGGAGACCATACGCTCACGCTCTCCGACGTCACCGGGCTCTATGTCGGATATACCGTCCACGTAGCCGGCGTCATGGCGAACGGGACCTATAACGGGACTCACGTCATTACGGCGATAGATACCGACGATCTTACCATCACCTACGAAAACGGGAACCACACTCACACGCTCGCAGATACGCCGGGCCGCGTAAACGTCCCGGTCACGTGGGCAGATGATGAGGACGTCCTAGGTTTTCTCGGCGTAGAGCCGGCGAGCGAGGAGGACGAGGCTTATCTAGACGTCGCGGTTAAAGCCGGGAACGAATGGTGCTATAGGCGCCGTTATTCGAGCGCGTATGACGATCTAGTAAACGCCGTCCCCGATGAGGCTTGCCGTCTCGCGGTCGTCTTGTATGCCTCCGCGCTTTATCGTGAACGCGGATCCGTGGACTCCTATCAGAGTTTCCAAGACATGTCTACCGTCGCGCCTATCGGCTCTATGGGGCAGATCTTAAAACTCCTAGGCTGTAACCGTCCGGTAGCCGTATGAGCCTTTTAAACGACTCCTACGATCTCGTTATAGAGTTACTCGAGGACGCCGGGCTCCCGGTAGTGGACGACGTTCGGAACCTCCGACCGCCGGCCGTGATCGTGGACCCGCCCGGTATCACCCCGTTAAGCGCGTCGCTCGTCCAAATAAATTTCTCGGTTACTTGTGTCGCTCCGCCTCCGGGCAACCGGGACAGTATGAAAAAAGTTTTAGAACTCGCGGACGTGATTATCGCGCTCCCCGGTCTAGTCACCACGGGAGGTGTCTCCGGCGTTTACAATGTCGGAAACCAAGACCTCCCGTCCTATAACCTCACCATTACAACTACCGCAAGGAGACCATAAAATGCCTTTATTCGTTCAGACAGGACGCCAACTCACCGTAGAAATTGACTCGGTTGATTACTCCGTCCAATGTTCCGAGGTCACACTCACACCATCGCAGACCGTGGACCAATACATCTCGCTAACTTCTAACGCGGCCGTCTCAGGACCGGTCACGTGGGAACTCGGCGTTAAAGCGTTCCAAGATTGGGGCGAGGCCGGCTCATTTTGTGACGCTCTCGTAACCGCCGCCACTACAGGAACCGCGGTCCCGTTTGAGATGGGCCTCCCCAACGGCGGAACCGCAACCGGCGACATTATTCCGGTTTTCCCCGTCGCTGGTGGCGCCGCAGATAGCGCCCTAGAAATAGACCTCACTTTCGCCGTCTCCGGCGCGGTCACGTTCGCCTAATCCGATGGAACTCCGTCTACGTGTCGAGACACTCAGCGACTCCTACGAGGTCACTACGACCCCGTGGGTAATCATGCTTTGGGAACGCAAATATAAAACCAAAGCGAGCAAGATCCAAACCGACGGACTCGGTTTAGAGGACCTCGCTTATATCGCTTACGAGGCTGGCAAAATGTCGGGCAACGTAAGCGGAAAAACTTTTGACCAATTCGCCCAAGAGATAAAAAACCTTGACGTCTTAGAGGGCGATACGGCGGACCCTATCCAAGCGGTAGCCTCGGACGATTAGTCGCCGAGGTTGCCGCGGAGACCGGGATCCCGCCGTCCGAATTAGTAAACGATGGGGCCATGCTCGTAACACTCGCGGAGATAATTAACAAGAAACGCCGGGCTAAAAGATGAGCGTATCCGCCTCCGTTGAGGTCGTCGGTCTTAAAAGCGCGCTCAAAGAGTTAAACAAAACTCAGCCGGCGCTACGCCGTGAGATCGGTAAAGACATAAAAAAAGCGGCGGAGCCAATGCTCGCCGCTATCCGTGAACTATCCCCCGAGACCGCTCCGCTCTCTGGTATGGACCACTTAAAGCGGACCGGCTGGAAACGCGGACAAGATAAAAACATCGTTCTAAAAGTAGACACTCGAAACGCGAGAAAAAGAAACGCCGCCACCGGCGCCGTATACGAAACCGTCGGAACGGTCAAGATCATCGCCAAGGGCGGACCGCTCATTATGGCAGATATGGCCGGACGTGCTGGAGGAATGAAAAGTAAAAACGCGTTTCGAGCCCGACCTAATTTCCATACCGCGTTAGACGGAGCGATCGGTCGCGGAGCGTCCCGTTTTATGTGGGCTGGCGCGGAAAATTCCATAGACCTATTCCAAAAAGAATTAGAGCCGATCGTCGCGCGAGTCATGGCCGAAGTCGGACGTAACATCGTGGAGGTAAAGCGATGAGTATCTCCGTCCCAATTATTAGCGAATGGAACCCTAAAGGGTTAGATAAAGCGATCGCAGACTTTAAAAGTTTGGAGGGCGCCGGCGCTAAAGCCCAATTCGCTATTAAAAAAGCGGCCGTCCCCGCCGCCGCCGCTCTTGTCGCCGTAGCCGCCGGACTTGTCTCCGCGACTAAAGCCGCCGTAGAGGACGCCGCCGCGCAAGAGTTACTAGCCGGATCGTTACGAAACTCCACCGGCGCGACCGATAGTCAGATCGCCGCCGTAGAGAAATTTATCTCTCAAACTTCCGTAGCGGCCGCCGTCGCCGACGACGAACTCCGTCCCGCTCTGGACTCTCTAGTTAGAGGCACCGGAGACATAACCGAGGCCCAAGATCTTTTAGGTATCGCGCTCAATGTTTCCGCGGGAACCGGTAAAGACCTCGGCGCGGTTTCGGACGCGCTCTCCAAAGCGTTTAACGGGCAACTCGGACCGCTCAAAAAACTAGATCCGGCGCTCACGAAACTAATCGCCGACGGCGCGTCCACCGATGAGGTAATGGCCGCACTATCGGAAACGTTCGCCGGTCAAGCGTCCAACGCCGCGAACACCGCTCAAGGAAAATTTAAGAATTTCGGGATCCAGATGGGCGAGGCTAAAGAGTCAATAGGAGCCGCCGTCCTCCCGCTGGTTAATAAAATGCTCCCGGCTCTAACGAAGTTGGCGACGTTCGTTCAGAAAAACACCGGGCTAATCATTGCGATCGTCGCGGTCGTCGGAACTCTTGCCGCCGCGATCATCGCCGCTAATGTCGCGCTCGGTATCTATAACACGATCCAAGCGGTCACCGCGATCCTTAACGGAGGGTTAGCCGCGTCTAATGGCGCCG